CTTGATGGCGCGTTCCGGCCTATTTTTCCGCCAAAAATAAACGAATGCGACTCGACAAATGACCAACCGACTCCACGTGAAGTCCCGACCCGCGCGGGTATTAGTTGCGGACCCGCCGTGGAAGTTTGGGGACAAGCTGCCCGGACGCGGACGCGGAGCAGCGAAGCACTACCCGTGCATGACAACGCCGGAGCTCTGCGCGTTCGCGCTGCCACCGTTAGCGGATGACGCGCTTCTGTTCATGTGGCGCGTCGCCGCGATGCAGCAAGATGCGTTCGATGTTGTTGAAGCGTGGGGCTTCAAAGTGAAAGCTGAACTCGTGTGGGTGAAGCTGACCTCGACCAGCAGCGCGCTGCACTTCGGCATGGGGCGCTACACGCGCGCAGCGCATGAGACGTGTTTGATTGCGACGCGTGGACGCGCGAAGGTGCGCGTGCACGACCAGCGTTCGATCTTCTTCGCGCCCGTAGGCCGCCACAGCGCGAAGCCGGACGCGTTCTATTGGATCACGATGCGCCTAGCGGAGGGACCGTACGCGGAACTGTTCGCGCGCCGTCATCGCGTCGGCTGGCGCTGCTACGGAAACGAACTGCAGCCGCAACGAAAGGCGGGATGACGTCATGGGTGGACCGGGTTCAAGTCGCAGGCCGAAGTACAGCCTCGAGATACATCGCAGGATCGTCGAAGCGCTCAAACGCGGAGCGCTGAAGCCGCACGCTGCGCAGTCAGTCGGCATCGCAGCGCTCACGCTGGAGAACTGGATCGACGCCGGCAACGCAGGCGATGAGCGCTACGAAGCATTCGCGATCGATGTCGAGCGAGCGATCGCGGATGATGCGCTGCGCAACCAAAACATCATCTCGATGGCAGCGATCGGCCCCATCAAAGGCGACTGGAAGGCTGCAGCGTGGAACCTCGAGCGCAAGTTCCCGCGCTTGTACGGAGCGCGTATCGCAGCGGCACTCGGCCCGCAGACCGAGCGGCCGTTCAGTCCATGGAAGACGCCCGACACGAAGCGAGATCCGAAAGTCCTATCGTAAATGGCGAAGCGTCCGCACAAGGCGACGCCCGCCTCGAAGGCGCGCACCTTCACTTCCGAGCAGCGCACGGAAGACTCGAACGCGTTCACCGAGCCCGTGCCGTTCATCCCGAGCGGCATAGTCATCCGCACGGAGGGCCAGCGCATGTTCCTTCACGTGACTGGCTCGTACGCTGCGATCGCTCAAGAGATCCAGTGCCGCACTATCAGTTCGATCCACGACTGGAAGACTGGGAAGCGACAGCCGAACGCGGACGCGCGCGCCAAGATGCACTACGCGTTCGGCATCCCGATCGAAGCATGGGACATCGAGCCGAAAGGCACGAAGCTTCCGGACGCGCTGCCCGTCACTGCGCCGCGCCGACTGTCCACGCTCGATCACTGCATCACGCTACTCGACACGATCTCGAAGCAGCGCGTGCACCCAGCGCTGACCAACGCGGAGCGAACGAAGCTCGCGCTTGCGGAGGCGCAGATCCTCGCACTGCGCGCGCGCCTCGAGCAGTCCGCCGAGCTCGCGGAAGATCGCTACATCCGAGAGCACCCCGGCTGGATCAAGTTGCGCGATGCGCTCACGCGCGCGCTGCTTCCGTACCCGATCGCCGCCAAGGCTGTGCTCGATGCGCTCGCGAAGCTGAACATGGGCGACGAGGCGCCGACCAATGGTGCAGCTGGTTGATCGCTCGCTCTCGAAGCCGCTCGCGCGCGGGGCTCAGCTGCGCGCGCCGCGCGTGTCGTTCAGCGAAGCGTTCTTCGAGCACTTCGCGTTTGAGTTCTCGATGTCGACCCGGATCCGTTTTCCGAATCCGGCGTTTCAACGCGACCCCGTAGACTTCTTCCGGAAGATCCTCGGCGTAGAGCCGTGGCACCGCCAAGTGGAAGTACTCGAAGCGGTGCGCGATCACTCTCGCGTTGCGATCTGCTCGGGCCACAAGGTCTCGAAGTCGCACAGCGCAGCGGGGCTCGCGCTCTGGTTCTTCTGCTCGTTCGAAGACGCGCGTGTCGTGATGACGTCGACCACTTCGCGACAGGTCGACCAGATCCTCTGGCGCGAACTGCGCATGCTGCGCTCGCGCTCTGGGCGTTGCATCGCGTGCAAGCTCGAAGACCCGGACGGGCTCATCATCCGCAAGCCGTGTCCGCACTCGACCATCATCGAAGGCGAGCAGGGCGAGCTTGCGCGAACCGGACTGAAGACGCCCGACTTTCGCGAAGTGCTGGGCTTCACGGCGCGCGAAGCAGAGGCCGTGTCCGGCGTGAGCGGCCGTCATCTTCTCTACATCGTCGATGAAGCTAGCGGCGTCGCTGAAGAGATCTTTCAAGCGATCGAAGGCAACCGCGCAGGCGGCGCGAAGATCGTGATGTTCAGCAACGGCACGAAGAACGAAGGCGAGTTCTACGAAGCCTTCTACGGCAAAGCGCACCTGTACAAGACGCTCCGCATATCGTCGGATGAAACGCCGAACGCAGTGAGCGGAGAGCTGCTTATCCCCGGGCTCGCCACGCGTGAGTGGGTCGAAGAAAAAAAACTCGAATGGGGCGAGACGTCCGCGCTCTATCGCGTTCGCGTGAAGGGCGAGCACGCGCTGCACGAAGAAGGCCGGATATTCACCATCCACGCGATCGGCCAAGCGGAGGCACGCTGGGCTGACACTGCAGAGTCGGGCCGCTTGTACATCGGGCTTGACCCCGCCGGCGAGAGCGGCACCGGCGATGAGACTGTGCTCGTGGCGCGTCGCGGGCTGAAGATGCTCGAACTGATCGCGCAGCGCGGCCTCAACGATGAAGCACACAAGGCGCTCCTGCTTCACGTCATCAAGCGCTTGCGACTTCCGCGCGAGACTCCGGTCGTTGTGATCGATCGCGAAGGCTCGATCGGAGCGCAGCTCTCCGGAGCGCTCAATGCGCACGTCGCGCTGCACCCGAACGACTTCGAGCTCGTGTCGCTGCGCGCAAGCGACGGCGCGATCCGCCAGCCGCAAGTCTACGACCGCGTCCGCGATGAGCTCGCCGCGAACCTCGAGATCTGGTTCCGCGACGGCGGCGCCATCCTCGAAGACGCGAAGCTCGCGCGTGAGCTGCACGTACTCGAGTGGCTCTTCACGCAGCGCGGCCGCGTCAAGCTCATCGCGAAGGACAAGCTCCGCAAGATCCTCGGCCGCTCGCCCGATCGCTACGATGCGCTTGCGATGTCGTGTTGGGAGCCGCTCTCGCTCGCCGACGTGCCTGCGAGCATGCAAGCGGACACTGAAGACTCCGACCGCATGGAGCACGTGCTCGACCCCTACGAAGGGATGAAGGTATGGGAAAGCTGAAGACGTCCACGCGTGGCCGCCGTTCGCTGCTCGCGCTCTTACAGCTCGCGAGCGAGACCGACATCGCTGGGCGCTGCCGCGTCGCGCAGCAATCCGTAAGTGACTGGGCCGCGGGCAACAAACGCCCGTCCGAACGTGCGCGCGCCGCCCTTGAGCACTGCTACGGCATCACGCGCGCGCACTGGGATCAGCCGCTTCGTGGACATACGAACAGGTAGACACTGCACACGTGACCAGTCTCTTGTGAGACATCGGCCGCGTGGCGAGCATCACTCAGCGGATAAGTCAGTCTGCGCGCGCTGCCCTCATGGGCATCTCGACCTACGCGCCCGACGACAATCCGACTTACGCCTACGACATCGATAGCGACAACGTTCGCCAGATGCGCGAAGCGCTGGGCGGCCAGTTGGTGCCCGCCACGATCTCGAAGATCCGTTGGTACATGAGCGATCTCGAGGTCGCGGAGCGCCTCGCGGATTCAGGTGACTTGAGTCAAGCGGGTCGCTTGATGCTCGCAGCGCGCAAGGATGGCGTGCTCTCCGGCGTTCTCTCCACGCGCACAAGCGGCCTCGTTCGGCTGCCCAAACACTTCCGCGGCGACCCGAAGATCGTCGGCGAGCTCGAGGCAGGTCACGAGTCTGTGCGCTCGCGCTTCGATGAGATGTGCCCGCCGAGCGAGCTCGCTCTCATGGCCGCGGACGGCATCTTGTGCGGCGTCGCAGTGGGCGAGCTGCTCCCAGTGCAGGGCCGCGATTACCCCGTGCTCGTACGTCTCGACCCGCAGTATCTGCAATACGTTTGGAATGAGAACCGCTTCTACTATCGCAGCGCTGTTGGCCGTCTTCCTGTCACACCTGGAGATGGTCGCTGGGTGCTTCACGTTCCCGGAGGTCGTGTCGCTCCGTGGCAGCACGCGCTGTGGCGTTGCATCGGCCGCGCGTACATCCGCAAGGAACACGCGAATCTCCAAAAGGACAATTGGGAGTCGAAGCTAGCGAACCCCGCGCGCGTCGCGACAGCACCGCAAGGCGCAGCGGAGGCGCAGAAACAAAGCTTCTTCCAGCAAGTGATGGCGTGGGGCATCAACTCTGTTTTCGGGATGACGCCCGGATACAGCGTGCAGCTGCTCGAAAGCAACGGGCGCGGCTTCGACTCGTTCAACAAGACGATCGCGCAACAGAACGAAGAGTTCATCATCGCGATCGCCGGCCAGGTCGTGACCACGACGGGCGGCACTGGCTTCTCGAATCAGGACATCCACAAAGCGATCCGCGCGGACCTGATCAAAGACACTGCGGACGGCCTCGCGTACACGGTCAACACGCAGATCATCCCTGTCTACATCGCGCTGCAGTACGGCGAAGACGCCATCGAGACGATGAGCGCCGCGATGGAATGGGACGTTACTCCGCCGCAAGACCTCAACGCGCAAGCGAACAGTGTTCTCACGCTCGCGAACGCGATGATCCAGATGCAGCAAGCGCTCGCCACTGCGGGCTTCGCGCTCGATGTCAGCACGATGGCGGAGCGCTACGGCGTGCCGCTCGAAGGCGACTACGACGGCGACGGCGTACCCGACGCGGGCACCGAGAAGCAGCCGACCAAGCTGCGCGTCATCGAAGGCGGCAAGTCCACGTCGACCAGCGACACGGGCACGGTGGGCGACGTCGCCCCGACTGACAACGCAATCGCATCCGACAAAGCAGCGCAGGACACCGCACTCAACGGAGCGCAGATCGCGTCGCTACTTGAGATCATCCAAGCCGTCGCGGATGGGCTCATCCCGCGCGATGCAGGCATCGCAGTAATCAAACGCGCGTTCCTGGTCGATGAAGCTGGCGCGGAAGAGCTCATGGGCAGCGTGGGCCAGGGCTTCGTGCCCGCGTCCGCAACTCCGCCCGCCGCGCCCGCAGCACCTCCGCAGCCACCAGCTGCACCCGCGGAGGCAGCATGAGCCCGCAGAAGATCGCCATGCGTTACGAGCGCCGCGGGTATCTCGCGATCGCGCCGAAAGCGTTCTTCGAACTGTTCTTCATGGATAGTTCGCCGCCGCCGAACTCCGAGATCGGCGACGCGGTCATCGTGGACATCCGCGGCCCGCTCGAACAGCACGCGCACTACTGTTACGACTCGTACGAAGCGATAAGCGCGCGCGTCGCAGAGGCGTGCAAGACCGCAGCGCGTTCGGTGATCTTGCGCTTCGACAGCCCAGGCGGTGAAGTCGCTGGCTGCTTCGAGACTGCGCGCGAGCTCCGCACGATGTGCAGCGCAGCGGGCAAGCGGCTGCTCGCATTCGCGGAAGGCGATTGCTGCAGCGCAGCGTACGCGCTCGCGAGCGCAGCGGAGTGCATCGTGTTGGGCGACTCCGCTCTGATCGGTTCGATCGGCGTGCTGGTCGAGCGCTGCGACGTGAGCGCGCGCAACGCGCAGAACGGCGTGCGTGTGCAGTTCATCACAAGCGGCGCGCGCAAAGCGGACGGGCACCCCGAGCAAGCGATCACCGACGCGGAGCTCGAACAGATGCAAGGCATCGTCGACTCAATGGGCGCGAGCTTCTTCGAGCTCATCGCGGAGCTGCGTCCGCGCTTGAGCACGGAAGCGATTAGCGGCCTGCAGGCCAAAGTTTTCCACGGCGCAAGTGCCGTGGGTGTGGGGCTCGCCGACCAGCTCGGAAGCCTCTCGAACGTGCTGGCGCTCGCGAGCGCGAACGCAACAGGAGACACCATGGCGGACAAATCACCGTACGAGGTTGCGCGCGCTGCGCTCGAAGATGCAGCGAAGGGCGAAGACGCAAACGCATCGGCCGCGAAGCGCGCGCTTGCTGCGCTGAACGCCGTGGACGGCGGAGGCGAAGAAGAGCCGGAAGCTGCAGCGGAGCCGGATCCAGATGCCGAAGCGGGCGACGATGAGCCCGAAGCTGAAAGCGATGTCGAGCCGGATGATGATGATCCGCCGCCCGCCGCTGCGCCGAAGAAAGAGAGCAAAGCTGCAGCCGCGTATCGCGTCGCGATCGCAGCGCAGAAGACCTCGGAAGCAGTGCGCGCGGAGCTGCAGAAGCGCGACGATAAGGAAGAGCGCGCGCGCTTGCTCGCATCGCGGCCGGACCTGTCCGCGGAGATGACCAAGCTACTGCAGAAAGCGCCACTCACGTTGGTGCGCGATCACATCGCGAGCATGCCGAAGCTGACGGGCAAGCTCGCCTCGAACCCGCGCGCGAGCTCCGCAGCTGGCGGCGGCAACGACACGCCCACCCCTACGCGCGGCGAAGCAGAGGGCGATCCGAACGTGTCGCGCCTTCCGCCGGGCGAGAAAGAAGCGCTCGACCGCCGCATGGGTTTGGTCGGTGACGCAACAGGCGTGCAGAGCAGCACCTACAAGCTGCAGCTCGGCGTCACCAAGCCCAAGTCTGTCGCTGGCTCTACCCCCGCAACCTGAGCCCTCACAACGTCGCAAGTCTAACAACTAACAACTCATATCCGAGGGCAACATGGCAGAGCGAACGATTCGAGAGGCTCACTGGGGCTACTACAGCTTCGTGGTGAAGTCCGGACAGGTCTGCGAAAAGGGCAACGTCGCAGCCTTCAACGCAACAGGCGAAGTCATCAACGCGCCGGGCGCCGTGCAGATCGGCTACTGGCACGAGTCGAAGATCGCGGACGGCATCATCAAGGTGCAAGTGAAGATGTGGCGCGAGATCCAGCTGCAGTGGTTGGACAACGACACAGGCACGCCAGTTGCGATCACCGACCGCGGGAAGATCTGCAACATGAAGGACAACCACACCGTGACGATGGACGGTGCAGTCACCACCAAGGCCGGGATGGTCTTCGACGTGCAGGCCGCCAAGGGCGTCTTGGTTTACTTCGCGTACGACACGGCGGCTTGAGAGCGCGCGCGTCTGACACAACCGGAAGGACACAACACAGATGGCAACGCTCACCCCGTCATTCCTTTGGGATCTCGAGTCGAATATGCGCACGATCACCGCGCGCGAATACGAACGACTCACAAGCAGGCTCTGGTGGCAAACGGTCTGCAAAACAGGCCCGACGTCCGGAGCGAAGAAAGAGCGCGTTACGTGGCTGCTCGACACCGCGCGCATCCAGAAGACCGGACGCGGCGGTAACGTTGAGTTCGAAGACATCGTGTCTCAGACCACCGAGGTCGAGCATGAGAACGCAGCCGCTGGTCTGAAGATCAAGAAAGAGCAGCTCGAAGACGTCGATGGCAACGGCATCGACTTCGCCACGCACTGGTCGCGCCAGATGGGCGCGTATGCTGCTTACTGGCCGCAGAAGATGACGGCTCAAGCGCTGCTCGCGAACGCGAACACCTACGACGGGCTTTCGTTCTTCAACGCGTCGCACAAGGTCAATCCCTTCAACGTCAACGCTGGCGTTTACGCGAACATCTTTACGGGCGCTGCGTCGGGCATCTACCCCGGAGCAGTTCCGATCGATTCGAGCGTGAGCGTGGAAGCTGCAGTAGCGAACGTCGCGAAAGCGATCGCGTACATCTCCGGCGGACTGAAGATGCCGAACGGAGAGGATCCGCGCTTCCTTCGCGTTGCAGCGATGCTCATCCCGCCCGCCCTCGTGGCGCGCGCGCAGCAAATCACAAACGCGAAGTTCATCGCGCAGCTCGCAGCTGCGGGCGCTGCCGGCAGCGGCGACGTCGAAGCAGTCGTGCGCAACTTCGGCCTGGGGCAGCCCGTCGAAGCGCCCGAGCTCGGGAGCGCGTTCGGCGGCAGCGACACGACCTACTACCTCGCAGTGGAAGAGATCACCAACAACGAACTCGGCGCGTTCGCCTACATCAATCGAGAGCCGTTCTCCGTGCTGTACTACGGCCCGCAGAACGACGGGCAGCTCGCGCGCATCCGCGAGTACCAGTGGCTCACTGAAGGCCGCAACTCGATCATGAACGGCCACCCGTATCTGCTCTTCAAGTGCTCCGCGACTTGAACGCTTGAGCGCGCTCGCGCTCGCAACTCCAACACGCATCCGGAAGCACGACGCCGCATAGGGGCGGCGTCGTGCGCTTGCGCCGACGCTCGTTCGAAGACTGCTCCGCCATGACGACCGCTTACCTCGATCTCGCCGCATTCAAGCTCACGACGGACATGCCTTCGGCATTCGTCGATGAGATCGAGCTGCGTGAAACGGGATGGGTCGACAAGGCGCTCGAGATGGCATCCGCGTACATCGACTCGCGGCTCGCGAAGCGTTACGCCGCGCCGTTCGAAGCGCCGTATCCGATCGCAGTCACCCGCTGGCTCACTGACCTCGTGACGCTCCGCTGCTGGCGTAAGCGCGGAGTTGTGTCGACCGATGAGCAGATGATCGACTACCGCGCTGCAGCCGATGCTGCGATGCGCGAGCTCACAGAAGCAGCGAACAGCAACGAAGGACTGTTCGATCTGCCGCTGCGCGCGGACACAGATGCAAGCGGCATCGTGCGCGCGTTCCCGCAGAGCTACAGCGAGCAGTCGCCTTACGTTTGGTACGACATCCAAGCGGACATTGGCCACGATGAAGACTCCGCCGGGGAAGGCACGTTCCGATGACTACGTCGCCGGAAAACGCGGCCGCGATGGCGGAGCTGCAAGGCATGATCGACAAGATCTATGCGCTCACGGATCTCGGCAAGGAAGCTGCGCCGAGCGTCGCGAAGGTCGTGCGCCGCGACATCGAAGGAACGATCGCGCGCGGCGTGAGCTCCGAGGGCCACCCGTGGAAGCCCACGCTGGACGGTAAGAAGCCGCTGCAGCACGCAGCTCAAGCGCTGCGCGTCGCTTCGGTCGGCTCCGTTATCTACGCACGCGTGGTCGGCGTCGAAGCGCGCCATCACAAGGGCCGCGTGAAGGGCGGTCAGAAGCGCACGATCCTTCCCGTTGACGGCGTGCCGCCGCGCATGGCTGCAGCGATCAAGCTCGCGCTCGATGAAACGTTTCTCGAGGTGATGCGATGAGCCAGATCCTCGCACTCGAGTATCTGTTCGCGGCCGTCACTGCGCGCTTCGCGCTCGATGGGCTGCCCGTCCCGAACCTCTTCGGCTGGCGCGTGCCCGCGCAGCACATGACGACCAACACGCGGATCGCGTGGGTGCCGGGAGACCCGACGCAGAGCGCCGGCAACATCCTTCCACCGCGCAACCCCGGTCAAGTGCCGCGCGCGCTCGCGATGCTCGATGAGTTCTTCACTGTCTACATCACGGGTCAGGATCCGAGCGACCCGGAGAACGAGCAGAAGCAGTACCACATCGCGCGCATCGTCCACGACCAGTGGTATCGCGCTGTCTATCTCGCAGCACACGGAACGTTCCAAGTGCGGAACGTGCAGTGGCTAACAGACAAGCTCGAACGTCGATGGGGCGCGACGCTGCGCGTTGTGTCCTCTATCCAGGCGCCCGTGCTCGATGCCGTCAACGGCGACAGCGGCATCATCGACGCAGCGCAAGACGCGATCGATGACGGCACAACGCTTGGCGCTGAAATCCCGGTCGAGCTGCAAGGCAATACCGAAGTCGTGAGCATCCCGCCCGGAGAGCTTCCACCTGATCCCGATGAGCCCTGAGAGCGCGCTGCAGTGTTTGCAATCTGACCAAGGAAAGAAGACATGACACAACCGAGTGTAATCATCACCGAGCTCGATGGCGCGCTCGGCGTCTTGCCTCCCAGCGCTGGGCGACTGCACGCGATCGTCGGCCCGACGTCGATGGGTACGCCGAACGTGCCCGCGACGTTCGGACGCATCCAGGACATTCAAGCGAACTTCGGCGACGGCGGCGCAATCGAATCCGCTGCGCACTACATGGGTCTCTACGGCCGCCCTGTTCTATTCGTGAAGAGCGACGCGAGCGCGCTCGCGGTTGTCGAGCCGATCGATGTCGATGGCGTCACAGGCACGTCCGTCATCACGCAGAGCGGCACCCCGGTCGACGATTACGAGATCGTGTTCAAAGTCAAAACGGGCGGCACGATCGCGACCAGCGGGATCAAATACATCTACTCGCTCGATGCAGGCCGCACGTTCTCCGCGGAGCAGTCGCTAGGCACTGCGAGCACCGCCGCGATCGGCACGACCGGCATGACGCTGCACTTCGCCGCAGGCACGCTCATCGCGGGCGATGTCGCGCTGCTGAACGTGCTCGCGCCTTCCTCGAACGCGGCGGACCTGACGCCCGCGCTCGCTGCGCTCAAAGCGACGCAAGTGCTTTGGGAGCTCTGTCAGATTGTGCCCGCGATCGATCCTGACATTCTCGATGCAGTCGATCTCGCGTTCGCTGGCATGGCAAGCGCGGGCAAGTATCGCGGCTGGGTCGGCAACACGCGGGTTCCAAACGTCGGCGAGACTGAGTCTGCGTACTTCGCTTCGCTCGAAACAGCGTTCGCTTCGAAGGCGTCGAAGTACGGCTCGCTGTATTCCGGCGCATGCAAGCTCACCTCGAGCATTAGCGGGCGCAAGTTCCGCCGCCCAGTGTCGTTCTCCACCGCTGCGCGCGAAGCATTCGTTTCGCAGGAGATCGATATCGCGGACGTCAACCTCGGCACGCTCGAAGGCGTTTCGATCCGCGACGTCAACGGCAATCCCGATGAGCACGATGAATCGCTGAACCCCGGGCTCGATGATCTCCGCTTCGGCACGCTGCGCACTTGGGACGGCGAGGGCGTCTATGTGAACCGCCCGCGGCTGTTCTCTCCGAACGGTTCCGACTTTCAACTCATGCCGCATCGCCGCGTCATGAACTTGGCCATGGAGACGCTGCGCTCGTACTTCATCCGGCGCCTCAATCGGCCCGTGCTCGTGAGCTCCACCACGGGATTCATTCTCGAGTCAGAAGCGCTCGAGATCGAAGCGGGCGTGATGGCGCAGCTGCGCGCGCAGCTGCTCGCAAAGCCGAAAGCGTCGGCCGTCCAGTTCACGCTGTCGCGCACCGACAACCTTCTCAGCACGCGCACGCTCACAGGTTCCGCGCGCGTGATCCCGCTCGCGTACCCCGAAGACGTTGAGCTCGATGTCGGCTTCTACAACCCCGCGCTGCAAGTGCTGGCGGCCTGATCCGAGCAACCGCGCAACAGGAGGCATGTGCCATGGCTGACCAGATATTCGTCAACAACAATCAAATCTCTTGGGGGAGCATCATCCTCAAGCTCGGGTCGGAGCGCTTCTACGGCTTCACGGGCATCTCGTTCGCGGACAAGCGCGAGCGCGTGAAAGCGTACGGACAAGGCCGACATCACGCGCCGCGCGGCCGCTCCGCGGGCAAGTACTCCGTGGAGAACGTGAAGCTCACCGGCTGGAAGGCGAGCATTCAAATCCTCCGACAAGAGTTCGCGCTTCGCTCGCTCGTACCCGGCGGGTACGGCGATGTCGAGTTCGAGATCGATGTCCAATACATCGAAGCGGATGAGCTGCCGATCCAAGTCGTGATCGAGCGCTGCGTCTGGGCTGGCAACAGCACCAGCGATGAAGAGTCACCTGACCCACTGAAAGAGGAGATCGAGATCGATCCGATGCTGATCCGTCGAAACGGATTGGTGCTGTTCGACTCGCGCATAGCGATATGACCGAAAACGCCAAGTCACTAATCGAGCTGCGCGCCCTGCACGCGCAGCTTCAAGACGCGCGCGAAGAAGCAGACGAGCGCGCGAAAGAGAACTTCGAGACCGCGCAGCTTGAGCAAGCGATCGCGGATGAAGAAGCGCTCGCGAAGCTCATCGCGGAGCACGGCCCGCTTGGGAAGAAGATCGAAGCCGTGCACACCGATATGGGCCTCATCGTGGTTCAGCGACCGCACACGATGAAGTTTCGACGCTTCCAGGACCGCGGTAAGTTCGACACCGACGAGATCTCGCAGCTCATTCGGCCGTGCGTCATCTACCCGCCGCTGCCGCGCTTCGATGCGATTCTCGAAGAACTGCCCGCAACGCTCGCGCGCGTGGGCAGCGCAGTGATCGCCCTCTCGGGTCATCGCTCGAAGGAACTCGAAAAAAAATAACCGAGCTCCGAACGCAGGCACGCGGCAATGACGGCCTCGCGGCGCTGTGTCTGCTCGCAGCGTTCGGAGTCACGGAGAGCGATCTCGAGGGCCAAGCTGCGCGCGAATACGTCGGCGCGATTCTCCTACTTGAAGCGTTCGCTGACCTGCACCTGCTCCGCAAAGCACTGACCAAGAAAGCGTAGCCCCCCGCCCGTGGCAGACGATACGACCACAGCCGAGTTCATTCTCCGCCTCAAGGAAGAGATGAGCGGCTCGGCTGCGTCCGCTGCACAAGCGCTCTCGAACTTGAAGAGCGAACTTGAAGCGGACCAGAAGGCGCTCGCCGACATGGAGAAGGCGATGCGCAACTTGAAGAAGGCTGCGAGCGTCGATGAAGGCGCGATGCGCACGCTGACCGAGGCGATGAACACGAAGCGCGAAGCGATCGGGCGCGCGCAAGCTGCTTACGTGGAACTCGGCGGCGAGTTCGGCCGCACGAAGTCAAAGGGCGGCGAACTCATCGCGCGCTTGAAAGCGATGGAGAGCGGCCTTGCTGGCATGCCGGGTCCGCTCGGCCAAGTGATCGGCTCGCTCTCGAAGCTCGCACAGATGATGGGCGGCGCGGGCTGGCTCGCACTCGGCGCAGGCCTCGCCGCTGTCGCTGCGTCCGCTGTCATCGCTGCCAAGACACTGTTCGATCTCGGGCTCGCCAACGCGGACGCGCGTCGCAACGAACTCCTGCATCTCGAAGCGCTTACGAAGATGCGCAGCTGGTTCGGCTTCATCCCGGGCAACGCGAAGGAGATGATCAAAGGCATCGACGATATCTCCACGCGCGTGTCGATCAGCCGCGAAGAGGTCAGCCAGTTCAACGACACGCTCTACAAGTCCGGCCTGCGCGGCGCGAGCTTGAAGACCGCGCTTGAAGCGACTGCGATCAAAGCGTCCGCGCTTGGCACTGCAGCGGGCAACGCGTTCGCGGGCATGGCCGCACACGCCAACTTGATGGGCGTGTCGGTGAACCGCCTGGCGCAAGACGTCAAGAACCGTTTCGGCAACGTGGTCGCGAAGCAGATGAAGTCGCTCGAGGTGCAGTCGAAGAAGCAGAAAGAAGCGTTCTCCGCACTGTTCTCTGACCTCGACGTGGAGCCGCTGCTCGGCGCGCTGCGCGACGTGCGGCAGCTCTTCAGCCAAAACACGGAAGCAGGCAAGACGCTCAAGTTCTTATTCACGACGCTCATCCAGCCACTGTTTGACAGCGCGACCAAAGCGCTGCCGTTCATCGAGCTCTTCTTCGACGGCATCGTCGAAGGCGCGCTCGATGTCGAGATCGCGTTTCTGACCGTGCGCAACTGGTGGCGCAAGACGTTCGGTCCCGAAACGAAGGCGACGACCGACGACTACATGAGCGCGTTCGAAACGGGAAAGAACCTGGTCGAGGGCTTCGCGGGCGCCATCGTTTCAGTGTCCGCACTCATGCTCGGCCGCTTCGCGTTCGCGACTGCCGGCATGGCCGTCGACCTGATCAAAGCGCTTGTGAAGATGACCGTGGCCACGTGGGCGTGGGTCTTCGAGACTGTCATCCCAGCGATGGCCACTGCAGCGACCGCGATCGGCGCCGTCGTGGTCGAAGCTGCGCTCATCGCTGCGCCGTTCATCCTCGCAGCTGCAGCGGTGTTCGGCCTCTTCAAGATCCTCGAACTCTTCTACGTCATCTGGCGGGAGATCGACTGGGTCGATCTC